GGTCAGCTTTTAGAGGAAGATTTTGTCCGTTTGGATGTGCGGTATATCGCCATCATGGACAATATCGACACAGCAAAGGGCATCAGCGACATTGTGCCAATGCAGGATCTGTTCAACGAATGGCACGCAAAGAACACCAGCGATAAAGTCCGCAGAGTCATGCAGAGCAAGGGAATGTCTGGTGCGCCGCTGACCACCAATCCTCCATTCGGATATATGAAAAATCCCAACAATAAGGACGAGTGGATTGTGGATGAGCCTGCGGCAGAGATCGTCAGGAAAATCTTTGACCTGTGCGTATCAGGACTGGGGCCAACGCAGATCGCCAAGCGGTTAAAAGCAGAGAAAGTGTTGACGCCCACCGAGTATTGGAACAGCATCGGCAGAAAGTGCGCCAATCCGCCCGCAATTCCATATAACTGGTGTGCCGCCACAGTCTCAGACATTTTGGACAAACAGGAATATTGCGGCGATACGGTCAACTTCCGCACCTACCGCAAATCCTTCAAGATGAAAAAGAAGCTGGATAACCCGAAGGACAAGTGGCAGGTATTTCCTGACACTCATCCTGCCATCATCGACCGTGAGGCCTTTGCTCTTGTGCAGGAGCTACGTCAACATCGCCGCCGACCAACCAAAAGCGGCATTGTCAGTATGTTCTCCGGGATGCTCTACTGCGCCGATTGCGGAGAAAAGCTGTATTACAGCTGTACCAACAATTATAGGCGGGAACAGGCATACTTTTTCTGCTCCAGCTATCGCAAAAATTCTGCGGTTTGCTCCACACATTATATCCGAGAAAAGGCCGTGGAAAGCCTTGTACTGGAAAGTATGCAGAGAGTCATGTGGTATGTGCAGACCTACGAAAAGGTATTTGCGCAGCAGAAGCTGGAGGAGTTCGGCGTAGAACAGAAGAAAGAGCTTGCGGAGAAACGCAGGGAGTTGGAGCGCTCCAAGCGCCGCATTGTAGAGATTGACGGCATTATCCAGAAGCTCTACGAAGATAACGCCGTGGGCAAGATAAGCGATGAGCGATTTGCCACGATGTCGATGTCATTGGAAACCGAACAGGCTGACCTGAAAGCCGCTGTCCCCACTCTGGAAAGTGAGCTGGAAAACGCTAAGGTGCAGACCACCGACTTACAGAGTTTCATTGACCGAGCCAAACAGGTCACGCAGATCACCGAGCTTACGCCGGAACTGGTGCACGAGTTCATTCAGAAAATCGTCGTATTCAAACCAGAATACAGAGACGGCAAGCGCTATCAGCAGGTGGACATCTACTACAACGGCGTCGGTATTATTCGTGAGCCATCGCCTGAAGAAATGGAAGAATACTTCCAAGAGCATCTGAAACATAAAGCCGCCAGAACAACGAAAACGGCATAGCCGAAAGACTATGCCGTAATCACTGAAAACTATAAAGTTAGATACAAAGCCCGCTTGGGCGACCTTCCTTACGGAGGATCGCCCAAATGCGGCTTTTTACATATCCTTGTCCCAAAACATGACGTAAAACTGTTTTAACTACCACCAATCAGGCAAGAAAAAGCCGTAAAAAATCGTAGAAAGGCAGGTAATCAGAATGCAGCGAAAAATTTTAGAGGACTTGGGACTGTCCAAAGAGGCCATTGACCAGATCATGGCGGAGAACGGCCACGATGTGGAGAACGCCCGCAAGAGCGAGCAGGATCGGTTTGCCACGGAGCGAACCTCACTCACCGACCGAGCCACGGAGCTCCAGAGCCAGTTGGATCAGAGAGCCACTGACCTGAAGCAGGTGCAGGAGCAGCTCACCGCCGCTCAGGCCGATGCAGGCCAGTTATCCCAGCTGACGGGTCAGCTTTCCAGCTTACAGGCCAAGTACGACACCGAGCGGCAGGAGTGGGCACAGCGGCAACAGCAGCAGGCCTACGAATTCGCCGTGAAAACCGCCACCGGCGCATTGAAGTTCTCCAGTGCCGCAGCAAAGCGTGACTTCGAACGGGGTGCCATCGACAAGGCGTTGAAGATGGAGGGTGATAAGATCCTTGGCTTTGACGACTACGTGAAGGCCTACCAGGAGGCAGATCCCGGGGCCTTTGTACAGCCTGCGGAGCCTACGCCCAATGAGCCTACGCCCACCATCGTACTGCCCAAGGGCAATCCCACGGGTCCCGAACCCGGTGCATTCGGCTTTCAGTTCCACGGAGTTCGCCCAGCTCCCAAGGAATAAGACCAAAGGGCAATAACTAAAACAGAAGGAGATTGAAAATTATGCCTGGAATTAACTATGCAGCGCAGTATTCCCGTGAACTGGCACAGGCTTACCCCTATGTGCTTAATTTTGGTGCAATCTACGCCACCCCCAACAATGGCCGTTATCGCATGGGTGAGGACGGCAAGACCGTTTACATCCCCCGCATTTCCACCTCTGGCCGGGTGGACTCTGACCGAGACACTATCGCCCTGGCCACCCGAAACTATGACAACGCCTGGGAGCCCAAGACCCTGTCCCACCAGCGGAAGTGGTCTACTCTGGTGCATCCCAAGGACATTGACCAGACCAACCAGGCCGCCTCCATCGCAAACATCACCCAGGTGTACAACGAGGAGCAGAAGTTCCCTGAGATGGATGCCTATCTGATCTCCCAGGTGTACAAGCTGTGGACTTCCACCGACCCCAATGATGCAGAAAAGGAGGCCATGACCGCTGACACCACCGCACTGACCGTGGAGAATGTGCTTTCTGTGTTTGACACCCTGATGGAGAACATGGATGAGGCACGGGTTCCCGCAAATGGCCGTATCCTCTATGTCACTTCCCAGGTGCGTAAGCTGCTGAAGGAGGCCGACGGCATCGCCCGGAACTTCGATACCCAGGGCGGTAACGGCACTGTGAACCGCAGCATCTCCCGCCTGGATGAGGTGGAGGTTGTGTCTGTGCCCTCCACCCTGATGAAGACCGCCTATGATTTCACCAAGGGCTGGGCAGTGGCAGAGGATGCCAAGCAGATCAATATGTTCCTGGTACACCCCAGCGCCGTAATTACTCCGGTGTCCTATGAGTTCGCCCAGTTGGATGCGCCCACCGCTGTGACTGAGGGCAAGTACATCTACTTTGAGGAGTCCTGCGAAGATGTGTTTGTGCTCAACATGAAGCAGGATGCCGTCCAGTTTAACGTGGCGGGGGAATAACCGCCGGTAGCAGCAGCGGTCAGAAGGCTCGTAGCCTCAGCGAGGAGAGCAAGAAGAGCCAGCTGACCGGGCTTGCTATCGGCACACTGACCCTGGAACCGGCCTTTGATCCGAGTGTGACCAGCTACACCGCCACAACCACCAATAACACCAACAAGGTGACCGCTGCTGCGGGAGAGTATGCAATCATTCTCCTGGAAGTGAACGGTGTTCTGCTGGAGAATGGCACCAGCGTCGCATGGGCCGCCGGAGAAAATGTGCTGACAATTACGGTAACCGAGGATGGAAAAGCCGCCACGGAGTACACCGTGACCGTCACCAAGTCATAAGAGGGGAGGAACCCAAATGGCATATCTCTCCTACGAGGAGTACATGAAGTACGGCGGCACACTGCCCCAGAGTGAATTTACCCTGGCGGAATATCGTGCGGAGAAACGGATTGACTACCTCACCGACAGCCGCATAAAGGGGATGGAACAAGTCCCGGAGGCGGTGAAGCTGTGCGTCTTGGCCATCATCGGCATGGAGTCCGTGGTGGGCACAGAGGCACAGGTGAGCAGTCCGGTGGTTACATCCTACAACACCGACGGCTATTCGGAGAGCTACGGAAAGGCCATGGGCGCAGCGGAGGCCGAACAGGCATTGAACCGAACCGTGAAAAGTTATCTCAGCGGTGAGATGGATGACTACGGCGTTCCGCTGCTCTACCGTGGCCTGAATGCGCCCCAGTATTTCAGACCGGAGGAAGAAAAGAGGTGACAAGATGCAGCTGTGCAACGAGACAATAACGGTATTCAACGCAAGGCTGGATGCAGAAACCGGCTTTGATGTGTACATTCCCACCGTGATTAACGGTGTGTCCTGGCACTGTGAACTTGCATCTACTGTGGACTCCTCCGGGCTGAAGGCCGCCAACAAGTTTACCATCCGCATTCCAGCAAACGCTGATTGCTCTGGCAAGACTTATGCCCCCGCCACCGAATACGCCGGGGCAGCCTCGGAGAACTGCTTCACCATACGAAATGGTGACATTGTGATAAAAGGTGAGGCGGCGGAAACCCTACGCCCTGCTGCGCTTCTAAAGCAGTATGAGGGCTTCACGATCCTGGGAGTCTCGGACAACCGGCGGGGACAAGCGCCTCATTGGAAAGTGGTGGGTTCTTAGTGGCGACGGTAATCCATGCGAATTTCCGCTTTGACCCCTCTGGGCTGAAAGAAAAATGTGGGTTGGAACCCGGCGGAATCGTGCAAAAGGCCGTTGACAAGTCGGTGATCGACTGGAATCTGCAATATGTCCCGGCGCAGACGCTTACCCTGGGGCGGAGTGCTTATTCCGCCACGGACATCGGCAGCGGCACGGTGGTTTACCCCGGGCCCTACGCCCGCTATCAGTATTACGGGCAAGTCATGGGACCGAATATCCCCATCTTCGAGGATAGTTCCGGAGAGCCTACCGGCTTTTTCTCTCCGCCGGGGCAGAAAAAACATCTGACCGGAGCGGCCCTGACCTACAGCAAGGACGTGAACCCCCTGGCTGGTGCTTACTGGTTCGAGCGGATGAAGGCAGATCACCTACAAGATATTATTCAGGAGGCGCAAGATGTCGCAAACGGAAAGTAATACGGAGCGGCTGAGGGCATGGTTCCGCACCTGTCCGGCCATCTCTACAGACAATCGATTCCGCATTGACTATCTGGCGGAGGAGGCCACGGAGTACGCCATCTACGCTGTGCCCTCCGCACTAAAATACCACGAAAACATTCTGGGTGATGAGGTTTTGGACGATACTCAGACCCAGAATTACATTTTTGCGTCCAAGGAAAGCTACGGCGCAGACATCCAGCAGAACCTGGCGAACCTGGGTTTTTATGATGCTGTGGTGTCCTGGATCCTGGAGCAAAATCTTGCCCGGAATTTCCCGGGATGGGCACTTGATGTACCTGGCTGGGAAAATGCCCGTATTAAATCCATCGTCCCCACGCTGACGGCGTATGTGGCTCAGGCAGGCAGCGACGCAGCAAAATATCAAATCCAACTCAAAATCACATACAGGAGGAATTAACAAATGGCTGAAACTGCAACCGTAACCGGCAAGATCGCCAGAAAGTACATGGCCCACTTCCTGGATGCCTCTTTTGGCGGTACAACCCCTAACTGGTATCGTCTTGGTGAGGATCTGGACGAGTACAAGGTTGATCTGAACCCCGACACTGAGGCCAAGAAGAATATTCTCGGTTCCACCACCTTCAACCACAACGGCTATGAGCCTTCTTCTGAGGCAGATCCCTACTATGCTCGGGTGGGCGACGCCTTCTTCGAGAAGCTCCAGGCCATTGTAGACGAACAGGCCACCGATGACTCCCTCAAGACCTCCTCCCTGGAGGTGCATATGTGGGATGGCGATGCCGAAAATGGCTTTGTTGCCTATCGTCAGGACTGCTATGTGGTACCCACCAGCTATGGCGGTGATACCTCCGGCTATCAGATCCCTTACACCGTCACCTATGTGGGCGACAAGACCAAGGGCACCTACAAGCCCGGTGCATCCGGTGCATCTGGCACCTTTACCGCTGCCTGATTGGCACGGAGTAAGTTACAAACCACGGGGGAGAGCTGATGCTTCAGCCCTCCCCAAAACACGTTTTAAAATAGGAGGCAAATCAAATGGCAAACGATCAGACTGATATGAACCTGAGTATTATCGTCGATGACGGCAGTGTGCGAGTGCCCATTAAGAACGCACAGGGTGATGAGATCGGCGTGTTTTATTTCCGGCCCACGGACATCGGCATTATCGACCGGTACAACGAGATGGTGGACAGATTCGATGAGATTACTGCACCGCTGGAAAACATTTCTCTCACCGCAGACGGTACCACGGATGAGATGGCCACAGAGGAAGAGATTCACGCCCTGCACGAGTCCGAGCAGCGGTTGTACGATCTGCTGAACAAAATGTTCAATGCCAACATGGCAGAGGCGTTCTTTGGCCAGATGCATCCGTTTTCTCCCATCAATGGTCGCTTCTATTGCGAAAACGCCATCGAGGCCGTAGGTGCTTTCATCTCCAAGCAGTTTGAGATGGAAACGGAGAAGATGAACCGAAAGGTAAACAAGTACACCAAGGGCTATCAGAAGGGTTCTAAGAAATGATTTGGGAGCTTCCCACCAGCCTAGAAGTTGGTGGCGCAGAGTGGAAGATTCGCACAGACTACCGGGACATTCTAAAGATCCTCATTGCCTTTGATGACCCGGAACTGGAGCCGGTGGAGAAAGAGTATGTTTGTCTGTACATCCTTTATGAGGACTTTGAGGAGATACCCAAAGAGTGCTACACAGAAGCATACAAGGCCGCTCTGGCGTTTATCGACGGCGGAACAACAGGAGGAGACAGTGGCCCCAGAACCATGGACTGGGAACAGGATGCTAGGATCTTATTTCCAGCAGTCAACCGGGTGGCAGGGTGCGAAGTGCGTTCCCTGGAATACCTCCACTGGTACACCTTCACGGGGTACTTCATGGAAATCCGAAACAGCGTTTACGCCACGGTGCTCAATTTAAGGCAGAAAAAGGCCAAGGGAAAGCCGCTGGAAAAGCACGAGAAGGAGTTCTGGAACGCCAATAAAAAGCTCTGTGTACTCCAAGCCAAGCTGACAGAGGAAGAAAAAGAAGAAAAAGCTCGACTGCTGGCTCTGCTGGGAGGCTGAGCAGGTCATAAATTTTCGTTCAACTCATTTTGAAAATTGGCTCGTCGGGGTTCGGTTTTCAAAGTGAGTCGAACTTTTTTACAAAGTAAATTCGATTTATCTGTGTGGAGGTGATGATATGGCAGCAGGTTCTGATGGCTCGATTACGATTGACACCAAGCTGGATAGTAAAGGATTTGACAAAGGCTCTCAGGAGATGCTGAGTGCCATCCGGTCACTATCTCAGGAGATTAACCAACTGGGCCGAACCCTGCAATCCACCTTTTCCGGCTACGGCAAGTCCGCAGGAACGGCAAATGAGCAGATGCGCCAGACGGAGAGCACCATTGAGCGGGTGAGCGCCAAGGCAAAGGGCCTGGGTCAGTCCTTCTCTGGGGCAAAGAGCGCCGTTGGGACGTTGAGTAAAGATATTGGCAAGCTGGAAACCACCGTCAGCGGTATGGGTGCGACGGCAGAAAAAGCCGCCGCCGGTGACGAAAAGGCTATGGCCAGCTTTGGCACAAAGGCCGCCAGTGCAGAAAGCGCAGCAGCACAATTGGAGGCTCAGCTAGAAGCCCTGGGACAGACTCGGTTTGAAACCGAGGACTACCAATGGCTACAAACAGAGTTGGCAAAGACCGAGGCGCAGCTTGTGCATCTGGAAGATCGGCAGGACAAGCTATCCGCTACCGGAGTCAAGGAAAGCTCTCAAACCTGGAAGAGCCTACAGTATGACATTGATTTGGCCAAGACCAAGATCCAGGACTACCAGGCCAGTATGACCATTCTGGAACAGAACGGCGGTGCCTTTCAGATGGGTGCGGACACCACTCAGTACGCCCAAATGGCGGCTCAGCTGGATCAGGTCAAAGCCAAGCTGGCAGAATATCGGAAGCAAGTGAAAGCCGCTTCTGACGCAGGGAAGGGTGGATCAACCGGCCTTCTGGGGACGGCCCTGGCCTCGCTGAAAGCGAACCTGAACGCCGTCCTTCAACCGCTCCGCACGTTTGCATCTCAGGTAGAGCAGAACAAGAAGGCGATGGATTCGTTCATCGATGGTGCTATCATCCGATTTGCGCCAGGAGCGATCACCTTTTTAACAGCGCTCCAATCGGCTGGTAGTGGGATCAGCTCCTTTGTGACTCGGATACGAGAGGGAATTTCCGCACTGGAGCAGCTGGGTAATGAGGGGCAGTACGTTGGAAAACGGGTGCAGGAGAGCATGACAAGCCCCCTGGCCCAGATCGGTTCTCGGATGTCCGCTGTATTTCGTGGCCTTGGTATGACGATCTCCGCCGACGCAAGTTCGGCGGTGCAAGCGGCCATAAGCGGAGTTCAGAATCTTCCTAAAACGTTGAGCGGAATTTGGACGTCAATAAAGAACACAGCGACCTCTGGAGCAAGTGCTTTTGGCCGGTCATTGCTATCCGGGATTCAGCAGATTCCCAGTCTGCTGGGATCGGCAGTTCGGCAAATCCCCAACCTCATCAAAACTGGGTTGGCCGCAATCCCGGTCATCGTAAAAAGCGCATTTCGGGCAATCCCAGTCATCGCAAAGGCTGCTTTGCAATCAATCCCGGCTATCTTTAAGTCCGTGCTTTCCAAAGCAAAATCCGTGGCCTCTACGGCGCTTTCGGGCATCAAAAAGGGCTTTCAGGGGCTGAAAACCGTGGCTTCCACGGTGGTGAGCGGCGTGAAATCTCTGGCCTCAAGAATTTTGTCGATGGGTAAGAGCGCAAAAAGCTCTGGTAACGGCTTTTCAGGCGGCCTAAAAAATATACTGAAATATGGCCTAGGCATCCGTTCAGTGTTCGTGCTTGTCAACAGGCTCCGTAATGCTCTGGTATCGGGCTTCCAAAATTTAGCTCAGTATTCCAGCGGCACAAACCAGTCTATTTCCACCATTTCCTCAGCTCTGACCCAACTGAAAAACAGCTTCGCCACGGCATTTGCGCCGATTCTAAATATCGTGGCACCAATTCTCACCACGTTTATCAATCTGCTGTCCTCTGCCATCTCCTATGTGTCTGCATTCTTCGCAGCCCTCACCGGGTCCAGTACGTACACAAAAGCGGTGGGTGTGCAGACGGACTATGCGGCCTCTCTAAACGACACCGCCAGCGCCGCAGATAGTGCGGCCAACTCGGCCAAGGATCTGAAACGTCAATTGGCTGGTTTTGATGACCTGAATGTGCTGTCGGACAGTTCGTCCAGCGATTCCGGCAGTGGCGGCGGAGGAGGAAACGGAACGGATGCCTCCTCGATGTTCGAGGAATCGTCAATCGGTTCCGGGGTCATGGACTTTGTCCAGTCCCTGAAAGACGCCTTTGCAAATGGAGACTACGAGGAGATCGGGCAGATCATCGGCGGGAAACTGAACGAGTGCCTGCAAAAAGTCAAGAATTATATTGACTGGGAAAATGTGGGTGGAACACTCACCAAGTACATCGACGCAGTTTGTGGCATTTTTAATGGACTGGTAGACGGCATCGACTGGGATCTGATCGGAAGCACCGTGGCAACGGGTATCGATACCCTGCTACACTCCGCTGATCTGTTGCTCACCGGCATCGACTGGTCAACTCTGGGAGCCAGCCTGTCAGAGGGACTAAATGGCCTGGTGCGAGATGTGGACTGGGAGCTGCTGGGGAAAACCATCGGAGACTACTTCTCCGCTAAGCTGACCCTGATCACCTCTGCCATCTCCAATTTCGATTGGGACACTGCTGGAGAGGATCTAGCCACAGGTTTCAACTCTATGGTGGACACACTGCAAACCACCATTGATGAGACAGACTGGTACGGCATGAGCAGTGACGTTACTGGTGGTGTCAATAAGATCATTGGGAATGTGGACTGGGGCAACCTGGGAACTACCGTGGGCAACTCCTTTAATGCTGTGTTACAGAGCTTCTACGGCATCGTCCACAACTTTAACTGGACAGGGATAGGGCAATCCTTGTCACAGAGCATAAACGGCCTGAACAACACCATCGACTGGGCAACCCTGGGCAAGTCCATCAGTGACAGCCTGAAAGGGGCTCTGGCTTCCATACAAACTGCAATTGTACAGACAGATTGGAGCGGGATAGGAGCAAACCTGGGTAAGTCCATAAATAACATAGATTTTTACGGCATTATTTACAGCGCTCTGACTACCCTTGCGAGCATCCCAACAGCGATTTTTGGCTTACTGACCAGTGCATTGCGGGAGGTCGACTGGAAAGGCGTTGTAACACAGATTGGTACATCCATCCGTGATTTCCTTGTTAATTATGATTGGATCAGTTTATTTTTAAGCGCCGGAGAATTTGTTGGATCCGCTGTAAAAGCGCTCTTTGATATTGCATCTGTTATTGGAGAAGCAATATCAGATGCCCTTTCTGGTGCATGGGAGTATTTCCAGGATAAGGCTGATGAGTGTGGCGGTAACATCGTTTTAGGCGTTTTGGAGGGCATCGGTGAGGCACTGCTAAATATCGGCACGTGGATCAAAGAGAACGTTTTCCAGCCTTTCATCGATGGTATCAAAGATGCCTTCGGTATCCATTCCCCCTCTACTGTGATGGCAGAGCAGGGCGGCTTTATCGCAGCGGGCCTGTTGCAAGGCATTCTGGACGGAATCGCAAACATCGGTCAGTGGATCAACGATAATATTCTCACGCCCATTGCGAATGCCTTCGAGGCGGTTGGCTATGCTGTAGAAGTCGGCGTTTCGCTGCTGAAAAACGGCTGGGAGGATCTGAAAAGTTTCGTAGGCGATAAGGTAGAGGCAGCTGTTTCACTGGCGAAAAAAGGTTGGTCAAGTATCAGCAGTTTTGTCGGGACTGCGGTTAGTGCTGCTGTTTCACTGGCCAAAAAAGGTTGGTCAAGTATCAGCAGTTTTGTCGGGACTGCGGTTAGTGCTGCTGTTTCACTGGCAAAAAAAGGTTGGTCAAGTATCAGTAGCTTCGTCGGAACGGCCGTCAGCACGTACATCTCACTTGCGAAAAAAGGTTGGTCAAGTATCAGTAGTTTCGTGGGAACCTCGGTATCGGTCGGAATTTCTCTCGTGAAGAAGGGCTGGAGTACAATAAAATCTTTCTTCGGCCTGTCCAGTGGCGGAACTGTTGCTGCAAATGGAGGGGTCAAGATGTACGCATCCGGTGGTCGCATTTCGGCCAGTGGAGCCGCCAACTTCTGGCGCAACGTGCCACACTATGCAGGCGGTACTTCCAGCGCCCATGGAACGGCCTTTGTGGCCGGTGAGGCTGGGCCGGAGGTGGTGGGTCACATCGGTGGCCGCACCGAGGTGTTGAACAAATCTCAGCTGGCCATGACCATGTACGAGGCGGTGAGCAACGGGGTTGGAACGATCATAAACGCATTTAGTACGGCTCTGTTTAATAAGCTGGCAGACTGCGCCAACGGGATCATCAGCACTCTGAGTTACCTGTCCGGTGTTCCGGTGACTATCGAGGCCAGCTCCATCGAAAGCTCAAGCCTGTTGACTGACCTGAGCGAACTGGCCAGCCGGATCAGCTACACCGCACCGGTCATGTCCACTGGCTCGGTGGTGCCTTATTCCGTGGCAAAGTCCCAGAGTGATGCGGATGACATCACTGGAGCCATCGAGGCCTCCAACGATGATCTGAAAGACGTTCTGGTGCAAGCCATCGCCAGTGCAGCACAGCTGGTGGTCAGCGCCGTAAACAGTAAAAATATGTCCGTCAGCGTGGATGCGGATAGCATCACTCAGCACACCATCGATGAAATCAACCGGCGCACGATGATGTTCCAGGCATCTCCGCTGAAAGAAAGTTAGGAGGCGAGCAAATATGAAACCCACCCTAGTGATTGGTGGAACAACCTTTACGGACTATGTGGAGGAAATTAAGCCCGCCAACAATGACCTGGATGCAGACGGCAGCGGGCGTGACATCAACACCGGTGTCATGTACCGCACCAAGATCGCAGACAAGGACAAGCTGGAGGTCACCATGCTCCGCCTTTGGGAGGATACGATGGTGTCTCTGCGAGCGGCGTTAAAACCGGCGTTTGTGAGCGTAACTTACTTAGACCCGGCCACCAACACCCAGCAGACAAAAGAAATGTATTGCTCCAGCGTCTCCCACGGCATCCAGGTCTATGACCGGAGCCGAAAGAAAACCTACTATGAAGGGGCCACCTTCAGCCTGACGGAGAGGTGATCTCATGCAGGATAGAAGCGAAAACTGGAAGGCCCTAGCGAAGACCGGAACCGCCCTGCTGAATTCCGTCGCGGTGGTCGGGGGAAAGGAGTATTCCTCCACCACCGCCCCGGTGATCACCCGGGGGCTGTTCTCTGAGGCACCGTCTGTGGGGAATTGCACCTCCGCAAACCTGCGGCTGTCTATTTTGACGGACGATGACATCCCCAAGTCTGCGGAGGTGCAGATAAAAATGCGCCTCCTGGAGGAGCTGGGCGGCCTCAGCAGCGAATGGCTCCCGGCGGGTACCTTTTACATCACCAACCGGAGCAAGGATTATTCCTCCGGCCTGCTGACGCTGGAGTGCTATGATGCCATGCTCAAAGCCCAGCAGGATTTTTTCCAAGAGGGGGAGGAGATCGACCAGGATCTGTGGCCCAGGCCCATGAGTGAGATTGTCACATGGATCGCGGCCCGAATGGGCGTGGAGCTGGACAACCGAACGGTGATAAAGAGCGGAGATGCCTACGAGGTGACCTGCCCGGAAAGCCTGTCAATGCTTGATGTGCTGGGCTATATCGGCGCGGCGCACGGGGGGAACTGGAGTATTACCCCGGAGGGCAAGCTTCGCCTGGTGCCCTTGGTGTCGCCCCCAGACGACAGCACAGAGGATGCGCTGGACGTGGTGGCGGTGCTGAGTAAGCTGACGACAGGGCAGCCGCTGACCATCACCAGCGTGACGATCAGCGGAGGAACCGACGGGAGCACATACACCGCAGGGGACAGCAGTGGCTACACCCTGACGATCACCGGGAACCCCTATGCTTCTCAGGTGATTTGTGATGACCTCTATGCAACCTACGGCGGACTGATCTACAATCCGTTTACGGCGGAAAAGGCCATTTATGACCCGGCGGCGGAGCTGGGGGATCAGGTGCGATATAACGGGCTGGTGTACAGCTTTTTGGTAAAAGAGACCATCACCCTTAACACCATGTTCCAGTCGAGCATGGAGGCCCCAACTAACGCAGAGTATGAGGACGAATACCCCTATCTATCCAGCAGAGAAAAAGATACAGAGGCCATAAAAGACGAAATCAATGACCTTATTACTGTTGTAGCGGACAAGGCGAGCATCACAGACCTCTATGCGATTTATGCCGTTATCAACAATCTGTCTGTGGATGACATCAAAA